TATCATAGGCGGACACGGCCTGGTCAAGTTTTTAAGAAATTTAGGATTTGACATGTTTGATGACGTGGTTGATCATTCCTATGACCAAATTCGTGATCCGCTGGATCGTTTATGTGCAGCTGTAAATTTGAACAAACGACTACTGACTGACAATAATTTTGTCAAACAACAATGGAAAAAAAATCACGACCGTTTTTTAAAAAATATAGAATTTATTAAAACCGATTTGTTTGACATTATAAAACAAAGAGCTTACAATGACTTTTCAAAAGTAACATGGAAAACATAAACACTCAACTACATCTTGACCGTCTGGTAGAATTGGCCAAACAAGATCTTAGCACGGCACACATAAATCAACATAACTATACTGCAGATTTGTCTGCCAAGATAGGTCAGATATCAACCGTGGGCCCAGGCGGCTTTAGCAGTCAAAAAAAAATTGATACTGTAAAGATAGACAACAACAAGTTGACTGGTAAAAAATTCTGGGTCAGTGATATTTTCAACATTTCCTGGGCAGTTTTACACTTGGATGATTTGGCTGTTTACGTTGATCTCGATACCTCCGTTGACCACAAAATTGTTCCTACTATGGGCATGGAAAAAACTTTTACTGCAAATTTGACGTTTGATCAAACTCCGTGCCAGATTATTTGCAACATCAATGACCCTATGTACTTTATTACTCGAAGAACCATGACACTGGGTTTTATTGCTGTACATTATGGATTGGCCTGTGCCCTTTTTGAGGACATTGACCGTTATACCGAATCCCAAAAAATTTCTTGTCAATATCCTAAACAAAAATTAAAATTGCAGTTAGATGTCATGCAACTACTGTGGGATCAAATACCCAAACAAGTGTCTTTGAAACATCAATCACACAATCACTGGAATCAAAAAAACACAGCCTATGCTTTTGCAAAAAAATGTTTAACTGAGATCTGTCAATTTGTCACAGAAATAACTGGTAGTGGACTTTATGATCTTGGAAATAAATCGCATCAACGATACAAGGATGCCCTAATTTATTCTACACACATGAAAAATTTATTCTATTCCACAATTAAATAAAATGATTACTGCCAACCAAAAGCCCATTGCAATTATAGGATACAAATTGTCCTCAATGACTCACGAATTTGTAGCCAGCATTTCAAAAACTCACTACTCAATGGTGCTGGAGCCCAATGAGTATTTGGCCTTAACAGACAAACAGCAATATCAATATGCTGTGGCTTCCTGGATTGATCTGAATCAAAGGCAAGTAATTGTAGAAGATATAGATCGTCGCCAGTTAGATTTAATTACCTATGTTGATGATACAGCGATTGTTGATGGTCAAATTGCACCTGGAACATTCGTATTTCCATTTTCCAGAATAGGGTTGAATGCCAAAGTTGATCGTCATTGTATAATTTCGTCTTATGTTTTAATTGGACATTATTCTGAGCTGGGGATTGGGTGTTTGATTCGACCCGGGGTTATTGTAGCAGGCAAAACTAAAATTGGAAATAATTGTTTGTTAAATCTTAGAGCATCTGTGTGCAATAGAGTAACTATCTGCGACAACACCACCATCATGGGGTTTAGTGCTGTAACAAAAAATATAACAGTTCCTGGCAGATATGCAGGTACTCCAGCTCGACGAATTGGGGAGACTTTATCTCAGTGGAGATAATTTGGAATTTATTGGCAGTTGAATTTTTCTTTAAGCCATGTTCTGCTGATTTTACCGTTTGGGGTCAGTGGAATAAAATCTGTGTGTTTTAAAAAGCTTACCCGACAAAAACGATGAATTTTAGTCAGTACAGATTTAATTTGATCTTGTGTGGCAGATCCTGTGTACACACAGTTTATTTTTTCTCGGCCAAATATTACACAATCACCTACTTCTGGTAGAGCGTTTACTAATTGCTTTTCCAGGCTTGTTGGATCAAATTTGTAACCTTTGATGTTGATGCGATCTACACTCCTGCCCAGTATGGTATAATATCCATCTTCGTCAACTGACGCCAAGTCTCCGGTGTCAAACCAACCAGGCACACACACTGTGGGGCCTTGTACTTCTAATCTTCCTTCAACGATTCTGGCTTGCACACCATCAGGAAGACCCACTGTGCCAATTTTCTGTGGCCCGTGTAACGGATTTGTAAAACATTGACTCAAGGTCTCTGTCATGCCAAATGCTTCTATCACAGGCACACGGAACTGCTGTTTTAGATGCTGATACAGTTCTGCTGACATGGCGACACTGGCACTGCGCAGGAATCTCACATGTGGCAACTTGGCATCTGAAAAAATTTTCAACATGTGCGGTATGGCACTCACAAAAGTTGGGCTGTATTCTGTCATGGATCTGACTTGTTGTATAGGCAGATAGTGGGTTTCAAATTTGGCATGCTGGCTGATCCAGTACCAGGCCTGCCCATGAGCATGCCACAATGGCATGATATTGGCCAATCTATCATTGGCGGTGATGCCATAGACCTGGGTCACCCGCTGTGTCATGATGTCTATCTGCTTTTGGGTGAATCCACAAAATTTGCTGTCTCCTGTGGTGCCGCTGGTGTACCAAAATATCCTTTCGTTGGCATAGTCCTTGCCTTGGCGTATACGTTCTCCAGAGCGGGTTATCAGCAGGCTCCAGTCTGATTTGTCAATGAGATATTGATTTCGATCCATGGCCACGTTGGGATTCAGTACCATTAGACTGTAATCTGGTAACTGGTCCATGATGACATGTGGTTGATCCACACAAATAACGGCTCGTTTCATTAGAATCATACTTATTTTTTGGACCAACCTTGCCTAATTTTTGTTGACCTAGCGGATTTGTTGTTATATAATGAGTATTATCACAGGAGAAATATACATGTCAACCAAAAATTTCAATGCAGAACAAACCAAAAAACTAAACCAAGTTATCAACGAAGGCATGCAGGTCATGCACGAAATTGAAACACTCACTGGTGGACTCAATGACACTGTAAAAGCCATTGCTGAAGAACTAGAAATCAAACCCAATGTGCTGAAAAAAGCCATCCGTTTGGCACACAAGAGCGAGTTTGGTCGCGAGCAACAGGATCACGAGTTGCTTGAACAAATTCTTACCACTGTGGGCAAGACACTATAAATATCTCGCAGGAGACGAGTCGTTGCCGTTAGCAACATGAATCATGGCCCGCCAGCCATAACTGGAGAAAAATTTGAGTTACATAGACGCACTTTTTGATCGTGAACACGATCGCATACATGTAGTTGAACGCCGAGACGGTGAACGCCGTTATCAAGAATACTCACCCAACTACACATTTTACTATGATGATCCACGCGGCAAGTTTGTCAGCATATATGGCACGCCGGTCAGCCGTTTTTCGACTCGCAACAACAAAGAGTTTCGCAAAGAGATACGCATACAGAGCGGCAAGCAACTGTATGAATCAGATATCAATCCCATATTCCGTTGTCTAGAAGAAAACTACAAAGGTCAAGATGCGCCAAGGCTCAATGTGGCGTTTTTTGACATTGAAGTGGACTTTGACTCGGATCGAGGATTTAGTCCACCCGAAGATCCATTCAATCCTATCACAGCCATAAGTGTATATCTGGGCTGGGTGGGCCGACTTATCACACTAGTTGTTCCTCCTAAACACATGACGTGGGAAACAGCTCAAGAAATTTGTGCCGAATTCGATGATACCTTGTTGTTTCCGCGCGAGGAAGACATGCTGAACACATTCTTGGACTTGATCGAAGATGCAGATGCTTTGAGTGGGTGGAACAGCGAAGGCTATGACATTCCTTACACAGTGAATCGTGTGACACGAGTACTCAGCAAAGATGACACACGTAGATTCTGCTTGTGGAATCAATATCCCAAAGGTCGTACCTTTGAACGCTTTGGCAATGAGAGTCAGACCTATGACTTGATTGGTCGTGTACACATGGACTATATGCAATTATATCGCAAATACACCTATGAAGAACGACACAGCTACAGTCTTGATGCTATCCTTGAATACGAAGGGCTCGAAGGCAAGACCAAGTTTGAAGGAACCTTGGATGCATTGTACAATCAAAACTTCAAGAAGTTTATTGAATACAACCGCCAGGACGTGAATGGTCTGGCACAGTTGGACAAAAAACTAAAGTTCTTAGACTTGGCCAATACCCTGGCACACGAAAACACAGTGCTACTACAGACCACCATGGGTGCTGTGGCTGTGACTGAACAGGCCATCATCAATGAGGCACACGAGCGTGGACTTGTGGTGCCCAATCGCAAGGAACGCTATTCGGATGAAGACACCCAGGCTGCTGGTGCTTACGTGGCCTATCCAAGGAAAGGCATACACGAGTATGTGGGGTCAATAGACATCAACAGTTTGTATCCTTCGGCTATCCGAGCACTAAACATGGGACCCGAGACCATTGTGGGGCAACTGCGACCCATCATGACTGATCGTTACATCGCAGACAAGATGCGGTCTGGTTCGAGTTTTGCCGCGGCCTGGGAAGGCCTGTTTGGCAGTTTAGAATATACTGCTGTCATAGAACAACAACGTGGCACAGAGATCACCATTGACTGGCAAGACGGCGAAGAAACGGTACACAGTGCCTATGAAGTATGGCACATGATCTTTGATTCCAACCAGCCCTGGATGATCACGGCCAATGGTACTATTTTCACCTACGAACGTGAGGCTGTGATTCCGGGTCTGCTCAAGCGTTGGTATGCAGAACGCAAGGACATGCAGGCCCGTCTCAAAGAGTCAACCGCGCCCGAGGATGAGGAATACTGGGACAAGCGTCAGTTGGTTAAAAAGATTAACTTGAACAGCCTGTACGGTGCTATTCTAAACCCGGGTTGTAGATTCTTTGACAAACGCATTGGACAAAGTACCACACTCACTGGTCGTGCCATTGCCCGACACATGGATGCTTATGTCAACGAATGTATCACTGGAGTATATGATCATGTGGGCGAAGCCATTATCTATGGTG